CAGTTACCCCTCAAGAGTCGGCTAATTTAAAGCCGTTTACATTACCGGCTGCGCCTACTGAGCAAGCAATTAAGACTCAGTTTGGTGGCGTTCCCGGTATTGACATGACAAAGGCACCTAAGTCTTTGGGTGGCGTTCAGCAAGAAGAAGCTAGGGTTTTGCAGCGTCAACAACAATTAGGGCAAGATATTGGTGCTAATGAGCTGGCTCAAAAACAATATCAAGCCGATGTACAAGCCTCTATTGCAACTCAAGAGCGTGAAAGAACACAAGCTATTGAAGCTAAAGTGGACCAAGTTCGTAAAGATTTTCCTTATCCTGAACTTCATCCAACCAAAGAAAACATCCCTGAACTAGCCACTTTGTTTAGCTTGATTGGCGTTATTGGTATGGCAGTCGGTGGCGCTGGCAAAATGTCCGCTATTGGCTCTATGAACTCTATGTCTGGAATGATGAAGGGCTGGCAGCAAGGTCGTTCAGATTTATGGAATCGTGAAAAGCAAGAGTTTGACAAAGAGATGACTAAGGTCAAGTCAATTATTGAAGATGCCTCCAAAGATGCGGACCGAGCCTACAAGATGATGGCAACCGATAGACGCGAAGCTGAAGCATTAGCAAACCAGTCCGCAGCAAAGATGGGCGGTCAAATTGGCAAACAAATTCTTGAAAAGCAAGGTTTAGAGCCGTACTTCAAATATCTACAAGAGATTAAGGGTGACATTAATAAAGTTCTGGACCGAGCCGTTAAACAGTCTAAAGCTGCTGGAGTTAGCGGTGATTTACCTTCATTTATTAAAGAATACAGCGGTGCAAACCTAAAAGATAAAGACGCTCAAGAGGTTGGTATTAGCGCTAACGCTATTGGTCATGCTTACGCTCTTAAAAATCAAGTTGCAGACCATCCTGAATGGGTAGGTCGCTCAGGTCAAATTCAGCAATTTTTTAATCGTTATGTAGATTCATTGAATAGTGGAAAACCCTTACCTCTAGATGACCCTGCTTTAGCAAAAGATAGGTCTGGTCAAGAGGCTTTAGTTTTTGCTAAAGACTATGCTTCATACCTTGTTGATTACGAGCGTTCGTTAGCTGGTGGAGCTAGAGGCTTTACAGTCCAGTTCCAAAAACGCTTTAATGATTTGTTAAGTCAAAATCAATTTAATGCTACTGGCTTTGATAATTTAATGAATCAACAAATTGATGAAGTAGTAAGAAAGGCTAGAGTTCATAGCCCTGATAAATTGACTAAAGAAAATTTAACCAAGATGGGTCTTAAAATTAACGATTTTGACCCTAATGCTGAGAAAGGTTATAACCGGTCTATTGGAAAAGGCGATATACCAGCGCAACCTAATGTCACTCAAGAAGAGTATGCCAAGCTAAAACCGGGCGAATTGTATTGGTGGAATGGAAAACAGGTTCCTAAAGGAAAAGAATAATGGCTGATTGGTCACCTCCTGAGGTTAAAAGTTCTGTTGAAGTTTCTGGCTGGACGCCTCCAGAAGTTAAGCCACAAGAACCGGCTACTGGATGGGAGAAGGCTGGAGCAGTTGCTCGCGGTGTTGCTGCTGGCACGCTTGGCGGTCCCGGTGATATTGAATACTTTGCTACCACTACAGTTCCAAAATTATTTGGTGGAGAAGGTGAAACCGGTACTTTTATGGGTTCGCCTACTTTTTTTCCTCGTTCGGAAGATGTGGAAAAAGGATTTCAGCAAGCTGAAAGCGCTGTTGGCGCAAAGCCCGGCGTTCGCCCTGAGCTAGAAAGTTATCGTACTGGCGGTGAATTTGCTGGCGGTTTTGTTACCCCCGGTCAAATTGTTAAAAATGTAGTTAAAAAGCCTTTTGAAAAAGGCATGGAACTTGTCTCTAAAGCTAGGGGAAAACCACTAGAAAAAGCATTAAGTGAGATGACAACTACCGCTGAAGAGCTTGGACAGAAGGCTGGCACCCGCATTAAAGAAACTGAAAAAGTCGGTCAAGAAAAGATTTACACCGACCAACAACGCCAAGAAATCAATCTTCGTGATGCTGCAAAGCGTTTTGATGCCGATGCTCAATTAGCCAAAGCTGAAAGCCAAGGCACTTTAAACAAGATTGGCAGACCTACTAACGAATATCAAGTCGGAGAAGGGCTTAGAGGCGTTGCTAAAGGCACCGAAAAGCAATTAGATGTTGCTAGAGGTAGAGCTGCCGATGTTCTTAAAGACGCTTATTTTGCAGAAGGCAAAGCAAGTGAAGCTGCTGGAAAGTTTTGGTCTCAATCTCAAACCGGTCAAGCGTTTTTAAAAAACCTTAAAGATATCGCGTCCCCTGTTAATGCCGGAAAATATACCGCATCTGAACAATTGGCTGCTAAAGACTTGATGGAAACCCTATCTGGAGTTCAGGTTCAAGGAAAGATTGTTCGTTCTCAAATTGAAAAGATTGAGAAAGTTATTAGAGAAACAAAAAAAATAGCCAACAAACCGACAATGACGGGCGCGGACGCTATGAAGCAGCAGTACATGGGTAAGCTAGCCGAAAAGCTAGAAGACTCTGTTTATGGTTATGTTAGCGAAAGCGGTAAACCAGTTGCAGGATTCGCTCCTACCGGCAGAACCTTTAGAGAGGTTTATGCCAAGATGAGCGACCCATTAAATACTTATGAATCTCAAGTTGGTAAAGTGTTGACTCAAGAAGTTGAGGGTTTAAAAGGCATCTTTACATCAGACGCCACTCAAATTCCAGCCAAAGTATTTCAGTCTCCAGAGCAAATTCGCATTTTGGAAAGAATGGATATTAGCAAAAAGACATTAGAGCCATTTGCTGCTCAACACGCTGCTAATGAATTATCAAAACTTAATACTGCTGAAGCTGTTGACGCTTGGATTAACTCATCCAAAGGCGCATATCTTCAAGAGTTTCCTGCTGTTGCTGCAAAGGTAAAAGAGTATGCGAAAACGCTTGCAACGAATGAGGTTAAAGCTGCCGAGAAATCTACGGGCGCCAAGGCTCTGTCTCAACGCGCTAAAGAAATATCTCAACGCGCACAGGGAAAAGCTGAAAAACTCACAAATTTAACTAAAGAAAATCAAAAGTTTGTAAGCGAATCCTCAAGGGATATATTTAATGCAACCACTACAAATAGAAGTATTAGCGCGGCTGAATCTTTTGTTAAAGGCTTGGAAAGTCGAGGTCTTGCAAGTCGAGAAGAGACTATTGCAATGCTGGACAAAATCCGTGATGTTAAGACTAGAGAAACTGATAAAGCAAAGGCAATAACCGCTTTAAAAGGTATCTTGCCTTATGTGGGGGCTACAGTTGGTGGTGGCGCCGTCGCCGGTTACAGCTTAAATAAATTGCTAGGTGGATTTTGATGGTTAAGAAGCAAAGAGGGATAAACAACGCTTTAGAAGAGGCTATCTCAACTATGCTAACGCAAGTGATGGCTGACCCTGAAGCAAGTATTACTGACAAAACTAAGGTGTTAGACCGAGCATTAAAGCTAGAAGCAATTAAGCTCAAAATGAACGATGATGAGTGGGGAAGTGGTTTTTCTATTGATGATGAGGATGAGTAAGGTTAGAATATGAGTATCTTTAATCGAATAGGGGATATTCATGGATGCAATCACTATCATCAAAGTAGCATTAACGGTCATCTCAGACCGGCTCATAACGATTTTGGCTCTGTCAATGTCGTGCGCTTTAGCGTGTTGGGTGATGTGGGGACCACAATGGGACCGCGTAGCAACACTAGCAATATTTGTAATCTTCAGCTATCTTGTGATAAACACAAAGGAAAGGAAACAGCATGAAAAGCAGACCACACCAGAGGGACCATGAGCAGAATCAGCAGGTAGCTACGGCTATTCGTCCACAGTTGCCAAGAGACGGCAGCGCTGGAATGACTAAATGGAAACCCGGAGAACTACCAAAAGGCGGCTATCGCTCAATGTTTGATTTTGCTGAAGGTTCTTACAGTACAAAATTAAGCCCATCTGGAGCGAAAGAAAAGAAGGTGTACTAAATGGCAAATAACATTGCATTTCAACCGATGGGAAAAACGGTAAAAGTATCCGTTTCTGGTGCTGCTAACACGCAATCCAATGTATTTACCATTACTGCTGATAGCCCATCAAACCAGTATTACCTAGCTAACGCTGACACCAATTCGGCTGTTTATGTATGGATTAACTCTACTAGCACCTTTAATGTGGCGTTGCCAGATGTAGCTCCGGGCTATGTCATTGCATTGCCTCCTTATGGATACAGAGTAATTACTGGTCCGCAAGTCAATTCCAATACAAATGTGTATGCAAGAGTTATTGGTGACGGAACAAACGCTTCTATTTATATCACTCCGGGCGAAGGCTTGTAATTAAAAAGGAAAAATCATGGCAGATATTCAAGATGTAATACCAGTAGTAGAAGTCCCTAATGTACCTGAGCCAACACCAGCTCCAGAGCCAATAGTTGCTCCTGAAGTTGTTGTTGAGGTAGCCGGTGAAGCCCCTAAATCATTAGGTGAAAACATTAGCGTGGTAAAAATCTACACACCTCAATGAAAACATTGAAGTCAGCCCTACAATCTCGCACTATTTGGTACGCGATTATCATTGCTGCTTTTTCAGTAATGCAGGGCTATGTTTTTTTGCTTCCAGTCACACCGTTTTATCAGATGATTATTGGCGTATCTATCGCTATTGGCATCATCATCTTTAGGTTTATCACTAAAACACCAATATGACCGATAACCGCACCAGAACCGCTGCCGCTTCATTAGCTGCTAGTGCTGCGGTTTTAGTCGGTATTGCCGTACATGAGGGTTACAGCGACACTTCTTACAAAGATACTGCTGGAGTAGCCACTATTGGTTTTGGTCAAGCAGACGGCGTTAAGATGGGTCAGACAACGACTCCAGTACGCGCCCTAGTTCAGCTTCAATCAAGTATGAACGAACACGCTAAAGGTATGGTTCAATGTATCAAGGTTCCCGTTACTCAAGGAGAATATGATGCTTATTTGGATTTTACCTACAATGTTGGGGTCCATGCTTTCTGCACTTCAACCCTTAATAAAAAGCTCAATAGCATGGATTATGACGGTGCTTGCAAAGAGCTTTTGAAATGGACTCAAGCCGGCGGACAAGTATTGCCCGGTCTAGTTAAACGAAGACAAGAGGAATATGCAAATTGCTCGGAACACTAAACTTGAAATTGATTGCAATTGTAGTTGCAGTCCTTACGACATTCTTTGCTGGATGGACTGTAAACGGGTGGCGATACGAAAAGAGAATCGCTCAGGAGAAGATTGCTCAGGAGAAGGTCATTCAAGCGAAAGAAGCAGAACATCAAGCCGAAGCCGACAAGATAAGGAAAGACAAAAATGCTCAAATTGACGCTATCAATAATCAGTTGTTCTCTGCTCTTAGCGAGTTGCGGAACCGCCCCAGTCGTAGTAAATACAGCTCCAACATTGGACAAGACGGAACTGGGCGCTCCCTTTCTGCCGAGGATGCAGAATTTCTTATCGGGGAAGCTGCCAGAGCAGACAAGCTCCGCGCAGCACTAGACTCTTGTTATCAGCAATATGACTCGGTATCTAAATAATGGCAGAACCACAAGAACTTCAGGGAATTGATACATCGGTATTGGATACCATATCCGCCGATAAAGGAGCCAAGCTATTAGAAATAGCTCAAAAGGAATATCCGTATCTTGCTGGCAAAGACATTGCTTATA